CGGTGGGCGGTGACCTGGATCTGAGTTCGCTGACCAGCATCCCCGAGGGCTTCAACCCGACGGTGGGCGGTGACCTGTATCTGAGTTCGCTGACCAGCATCCCCGAGGGCTTCAACCCGACGGTGGGCGGTGACCTGGATCTGAGATCGCTGACCAGCATCCCCGAGGGCTTCAACCCGACGGTGGGCGGTGACCTGGATTGGAAAAATAATTCAAAGAGAATAGGAAGCGCTGTTAGATCTATCCCAAGACCAAGAATAAACAAGAACTTTTTCTGGGAAAAGAATAACAAGAAATATGCAATGATTGACGGAATATTCTGCGAGATCATTTCCGAAAAACAGCAGACTATTTCCGAACAAATGGTTATTGTTTTCTCTGCAAAGAAGGTGAACAAGAAAGAGCAGTTCTTTATCGTGAAAAAGGATAGTTACTACGCTCACGGAGATGATTTAAGAAAAGCATTTGAGGATGTACAATTTAAGATCGTTGCGGAAAAGTTAAAGAATGAGCCGATCAATGCAGATACTGAAATTACAGTCAATCATTACCGCCTTATAACCGGGGCCTGTGAAATGGGGGTGAAATCCTGGATGAGCCAGAACAATATATCTGTTGAAAAAATCACAGCAAAGGATCTATTACCAATTCTAAAAAAATCAAATGCTTATGGACTTGAAAGATTTAAGCAATTACTAACATTTTAATTTTAGGTTAATAGGTTAGGTTAACTCCCTCTTGGTATAAGATACCAGCTACGGACATAGCATGCGGGCGAAACGCATAGGGGGAGCAATAAATAAATTAGCTATGAGAATAATGCACCCTAATAGCATAGATACTTACAATAAAGAGGTTAAGCCCACTCTATCAAAAAGACAGGCAGAGGTTTTAGAGGTCTTAAAACGCTTCGACAAACTTACTTCTTTTGAAGTGTCCATGCAGTTAAGTATCACCCAGGAAAGGGAAGTTCCATTGAATACTATATCGGGTAGATTCTCAGAATTACGTGACAAGGGACTAATAGAAGAGGCCGGTAAAAGAACCATCAAGGGGAACAATTTCACCGTCTGGAAGGTGGTAAAACCTAAACCAGTAGTTAATCCAGGAGTGCAAGGAAGCATTAATTTTTAAACTAAATATAATAAGATGAAAACAAAACTTTTTGACGATCCAAAATTAACAGAGCAAGAGATTATAGACAATCTTGAAGCGGAAAATGTAGGCGTAGAAGAATGCCACACTTTCATAAAATCATTTTCAGAAGAAGAGCAATCTGAGATCGAAACATCATACATCGAGGGAAGCAAGGAGCTTGCGAAACTTAAAAAGGAATTAGATGATGTTTCCGCTCCTATAAAGGAGAAAATAAAGCCTATTGAGAAGGAAACAAGGCGAATGATCCATTCCATCAATCGTGGAGGGGAAGAGGTAACAGAGAAGGTTTACTGCTTTGCTGATTACGAATCTAAGGTTATAGGATTATATGATCGTAGAGGTATTCTGATCGGAACCAGACCAATGACTAGAACCGAAAAGAAGTACGGAGATGATTTTCAGCTTCACATCAACTCTCATAAGAACGTAGCAAATGGATAAACCAGAAATAAAGATTGAAGCAGCTCCAGGAGTTAGCGAAATCACAATAAGAGAAGGTCAGGCGTTGCCTTTAAAAGATCCTGAAAGAATTATTTTTAGCGGACACCTTTTTACCCCTGGTGATTTCATGGAGAATAGAAGAAAGCTGCTTGATAATGAGAATTGCCATCTAAGGATTGATACCAATGCCGGACAAGTTGAATTCTATATGGAAGAGAAAAGCGCCTTTAGAAATGTAATTACCGGGACATTAAAAAAGTCATCAGTTATCGCTTTGTTCGGGATCAACATTGAAAAGTATTATGGAGATAAGGAGCTGGCTAAGTTCTTCCGCAGGACTGAATATTATTTCACTGATTCAGATATTCACAAAAAGATCGTAAAGGAGCTAATGAGCTTCAAAGCAAAGGTTGATGTTCAGATTGAAAAGAGCCAAGATAATAGAGGCAATACAAAGCAGCTTTATGAAAGGCTAGTGGAGAGCAATATCCCTGAAAGCTTTGTGATGAAAGCCCCTCTGTTCGATGGATATGAGCCTATTGAATTTACCGTACTAATAAGCGCAGAAGCAGATACTACAGGAGTAAAGTTCTACCTGGAAAGCCCGGAGTTATTTAAACTGGAAGAAGAAGAAAAACGCCGTCTGATCGACAAAGAGGTTGAAAGGTTCACAGACTTCGGTTGTGCTATTCTGAGCAAATAATAAACTAAAGCCCCGTAAGGCTTTTTTTACCCAACACAAGTCAATCTATTTTAATGCTAACACCAGCCGATAAACTAGCTATAAGAATCCTTAGTAAAACAAAAAGCGATTCACAGATTGCGAAATTTTTAGGAGTAACGCTTTATACGGTTGAAAACTTTAAAAAACATGAAAAATGATTATAGTTAAAATAATGACCGCCTTAATACTTATATCAGCATTTGCAACAATATTAACCTTTATCGGAGTAGTATTTTATCTACTCAATCAGAAACCGGATTAACATATAACCTAAATAATACCTAAAAACCAACATGAGCGGATGGATAAAACTTCACCGGAAAATGCTAGAAAATGCGATTTTCTACAAACCGGATTACTACCAAGTATGGTCTTATATTCTGCTAAAAGTAAACCACGATGACAATGAGTTTATTTGGAACAATGAGAAAAAGATCATTAAAAAAGGAGGCGGGATCTTCTCTCAAAAGCAAATGGCTAAAGATTTTGGCTTTGACATAAGTAAGATCAACCGAATACTAAACTATCTAAAAAACGAAAACCAAATAGAAGTAAAAACAACCAACAAATATACTGAAATACAGGTAATTAATTGGAGTGAATACCAGGAAGTTTTTGAAATCGGAAACCAAAAACAAACCAAAAACAAACCAAAAACAAACCCAGCGCAAACAAACAAGAATGATAATAATGAAGAGAATGAAAAAGAAGTATTTGATAATGCTAGAAAATTATACCCTGGAACTAAGCAGGGATTAGATACTGAATTTGAAAGATTCAAAAAACACAAAGACTACCTGAAGATACTTCCAGTACTTAATGAAAAAATCAACTATCAAATTAAAGAAAGGGCTGAAAAATTGAGATTAAAAATATGGATGCCTCCGTGGAAAAACTTCAGCACCTGGATTAACAACCGGTGCTGGGAAGAGGAACCGGCACTAGAAGTAAAAAAATCATCAACAATACCAAATAACGAAACACTAACCCTAGATCAAAGCAAAGCACTATTCCAATGAAAGCAGCCATAGAATTAACCGAAATAGAAGCCGTTGGGAAAACCTGGCAGACGATAAAAAAAGAGATCGAAGGATTTCTAGTGAAGCGTGGGGCGACAATAAATGATCAGTACAACAAAACCTTAACAGACGATCAGTTTAAAAGACTTCAGGTAGAAGAAGAGTTTGTTTCAAAGTTCGCTGATTTTGTCAATGACTGCGAAAGCTTTGTCAATGTTCACAAGAACCAGATTAAAGACCTTGAATTTACTATCGGAATGCTACAAAGGGGGGCGGAAGAGGACAGGAAGATATTTAAACAACTATCTGCTGAAAATGAAAGAATCAACAAAGTTTTAACTGACCTTTTTGAAAGAGGCGAAAGCAAAGTTTTAATAGAAATTTTCAATCATGTATGAATAATATTTCAAAGAGCTTGCCTTCAGTTAAGATTGAAAGCGGAATTTATACAGCCGATAGGATAAAAGACTCTATGCTTCATTCATTCCACAATGGTAAGGTAAGAGGGGTAAGCACTAACATAAAAAAGTTAGACCCTCATTTTAGCTGGAAGAAGGGGGAGGTTACCTGCATAACCGGATGGCCTCAGTCTGGCAAGAGTGAATTTACAATGTTCTTAATGCTTGCTATGGCTGTTCATAGTGGTTGGAAGTGGGCTTTGTATTGTCCTGAAAACATGAGCGTAGATCATAACGATACAACCTCTGCGGGTGAAATATTTGATACGCTTATTCACATGCTTATTGGCAAAGGGGTAGATCCTTATTACAAAAACAACCAAATGACAGAGCAGGAGTACGAGGCAGGGATAGAGTTTATTTCAAAGCACTTCTTTGTAGTGTACCCAGAAGAAGATCATAAGGTCGATGTAATTAATGATTACCTGCTTCATATAACCATGAAGTATAAAGTTGACGGATGGCTTAAAGATCCGTGGAACTCGCTTGATGATGATTATGGGCAAAGAGAAGATCAGTTTTTAAGAAGGTATTTATCCAGAGAAAACAAGCTGGCAAAGCAGAAGAAAATATGTAATGTAATTTCAGCGCACCCAGCAGGGAAGCCGGTAAAACTAGACGACGGCACACTTGAAAGGCCGAGCCAGTTTAATCTATCTGGTGGGAATATGTGGAATAATAAAATGGACAATGTTCTAAGCCTTAACCGCCCTTATTACTTTCAGGATATGGCAGATACTAGGGTAGAGATTCATTCTTTAAAGATCAAAAAACAAAAGTTAGTCGGCATTCCTGGTATGGTTTCAATGGATTTTATAAGGCAGACAAATAGGTATTATGTGGATGGAGTAAGCGCAATTGAAGGGATTTTTCATGGAGTATAAAAACTATAAGCGAAGGGTAAAAATAAGGATCGGCAGAATTGAATTTATCCAGAGAGAAATTAACAGGAGGCTTCATCAAAAGGATTTATTGGACAATGAAATCAAGTCATTAATAAAAAGACAGGAAGTAGCAAAAGAAGAAATCAGAAATATTAAAACACTTCATCTAAATAAAAAATGATTGACCAAATAACCGAATCCTGGGAGAGCTGCCTTAGAATATCAATTGTGATACTATGCTTAAGCTTTTTAGTTCACGTGTTTTTAAGGGGTATAAAGAAGATTATTAAAATGATAAAGAAATGACAGAACTAGAAATTATTAACGGCAATGATGAGATATGTAAGCTAATGCAGTTTAAAAGCAACAAGGCTTACGTTTATCAAGTCCCGAATTTATTCCCACACGAAAAAGATAATGATACCGGATGGATTGAATTAAATGTACAGACTATCCAGTTTCATACCGACTGGAACATGTTAATTGGAGCATATAACAGGGCTTTGGTGATTCTAAATAATGCACCGGAAACGGCAAGACAACTTCTTAAAGAAGACAAAAATTTTATTGTGAATTTCGGGGCGCAAAACTTTTTCGGAGTATTTGAAGGACAATTACATATTTCAAGTTGCTGGATAAAGCTTGTTGATTTCGCAAAGTGGTGGAATAGTGTAAGTGTAATGTTTAAGAAATAATATGAAAACCCTTCTTAAATCTAAAGTCTGTAAAAATTGCAAGGGTTGGTTCGAACCTAACAAACCACTTCAAAACGTGTGTACTCTTACCTGTGCTATCCAGCTTGCAAGAAAAAAGACAGAAGAGAAAGAGGCCAAAGAATGGAGAGTTAGAAAAAAAGAAGGAAAAGCGAAACTAAAGACTTTGGGTGAATATGAGGCAGAAGCCAGGGAATGGTTTCAAAGATTCATCCGGCTCAGAGATAAAGATCTTGCATGTATAAGCTGTGAAAGGGAGGCTGATTCTTACGATGGAGGACATTACTTCAAAGCAGAACTTTATTCCGGGCTAATATTCCATGAAGATAACTGCCACAAGCAATGCAAGAGGCCGTGTAACATGGATCTTCACGGCAACGAATCTAATTACCGGATCGGACTAGTAAAAAAGATCGGAGAGGAAAGGGTTAAATGGTTGGAAGAAAATAAGGATATGCTAAGAACCTACAAATATTCAAAGGCAGAGCTTATCCAGATAAAAGAAATTTACAAGGGCAAGGTAAAGGAAATAAAGGCTACTGTTTAGGTTTTAACCGTGTCAAGATACTTATGGATAATTATTTAATCAATATAAACTTCATGCCATCAATTTCAACAACCTTGTATTTACCGGCCTTTATTAACTTATGGATATATGCAACAGACCAGCCAGCGTCTTTAGCGACTGTTTTAATGCGCTTTAATTTATCAGTTTCTACTCTCATTGGTCCAAAGTTAATAACTTTTTTTGACAAATACTTGTTTCTTTAGTTAATAGTTAATAACTTTACACTATTAAACAGCAGCACGGGACTGATTCCCGGTAAAAATAAAACTTTGCGAAAAAAATGGGGACTACAGCAAAACAATTTAGGGTGTTTAATTCAAACACTCAAACATGTCCGTTCAGGTCAGATGTATTAAAAGAATGCTATGAATTTTTAAAAAAACAAAACGAAAACGAATACGGAGACTTTTTTGTCGATGATTCTGTAAATGACATTGAAATATCAGCGGAAGATATAGTTGACGCATTCGATTCCGGGGAAAACCCAGGAGATTTAACGTTTTTCTAAAGGCTTACAAATTATAAATAAATTTCACACTTAAAACTTTGCGAAAATGAATAATGCACGACCAAGGCCTTTAATGAGGCAACTGCGTCAAGCAATCCTAAAAAGAGATAAAAAAATGATTCTTGATTTGTATGAAAAGCTACAGAAAATAGATTGGCGTAGGGTTTCTTTTAAAACATCAGAGGAATATGATGAATTAATTGACAAGGGCAACGATATTTTATATTCATAAACAATCTTGCAAGTTACTCGCAAAGTCTTGTGAGCGGAGGCGATAACCGATAAACACCATTTATAACCCCTAACAAAAGACATAAGAAACATAAAATGACAACAATTTACACTACACAAAGATGCTTAACGGTTGAAGAAGATTACACAACTATTGGGGCTGCATTAATTGATGAAAGGAATGAGTTTTTGGAGCTTACAGAAATTATGACGCATTACCCGGAATTTCCAGGCAATGAACCAACTGTCAATAAGCGGAAAGTCCTAATCACAAAGCGATACATTGTCGAAGTGGTATAAAGAAACATAAAATAAGAAAGTATGGGCTACACAAAGGTGGTTCTTCATAACGAAGAAAATAAGCATAATAGAAGATGGTTAATGGTCGTGAACAGTATTGAGGGTGATACACGCCATCGTGATTTTACATATCACAGGTATAAATTTAATCTATGGATAGATGTTTTATTGTTTAAGGTTTTTTGGGGTTCATTTGGGCCGGATATATTCATCCAGACTTATGATATGAAAAATTTAAAGAAATACGAAACGGGAAAGATCACAAAGCAGCTTATAGATAGTGGGTATTTTAAGGAAATAAAACACAGGCCATTAAAACCAAGATTTTAACACCATGAAATAACTATGCGATTAGATGCTGTAAACGAAGAATTATTATAACCATGTCCACCAAAAACGAAACCCTCAGAAAGAATAAGAAGCTAATGGAAAAGCTTGCTGAGAAGATTAAAAAGGAGAAGAAATTAAAGAAATGACACTAGGAAGTTTATTTGATGGGATTAGCGGTTTTCCTTTAGCGGCTTCATGGTGTGGAATAGAAACTAAGTGGATCAGTGAAATAGAGGAGTACTGTACCGATTTGCACAAATTTCCCGGAGCTAAAAGGTATGGCAATATTTATGAAATAGGAATAGGAAAAATATATGAACCCGAACCAGTCGATATTATTTGCGGAGGATTCCCGTGTCAATCTTTCAGTCTTGCAGGAGAGGGCAAAATGGACTTGTCGCTCTGGAAGCAAATGCATAGAATCATATGTGAGGTTAAACCCAGGTGGGTTGTTGCAGAAAACGTACTTGGACTTGTTGCTAGAAAAAAAGGCGTGGCACTCGAACAAGTGTGCGTTGACCTGGAAAATAAGGGCTTTACCGTGTTCCCGCCGGTTGTTATTCCAGCTTGTGCCACAGGCGCTCCCCATAGAAGAGAGAGAGTATGGATTGTTGCCCACTCCGGCGTATTCGGATGGCGTGGCGGGGATAGGAGTAAACACGTGCATGAGGAAGCAGGCGGGGCTATCAAGAAAATCGGGGGCAAAGATCGGGTCTTCCCTGAAGTGGCATCCGACAGTAGTGAACGAGTATGTGAAGAAAGGCCGGACTGGACACTTGAATCCTCAATGGATAGAATCGTTGATGGGCTACCCTATAGGATGGACAGAATTAAAGCCCTCGGAAACGCCATAGTTCCCCAGGTAGCTTACGAAATATTTAAAGCAATAAAAGAAATTGAGGGCTAACCCCCTAGATATAACCTAAATAAAAGAAGATGACAAAAAATTGCACGAATTGCGATAAAGAAATGAAGGTTGATATTAACCCATATTGCTTTAATGAACTAGGAAATAATACTGCAAGAAAACCTTTTATGGTTCATGGGTGTGTTGCGAATCGTGTGAAAAAGAATTCGACCTAAGAATGAGGAGATCTGCTGAATCATTTGTAAAACACACTCATAATCTAGGATTTTATAGGTGATTTTTAAAGAAACTCAGTCATAAGGAGGCGGTGCGATGCTAAAAACTATAAATGTTGGCTACATACCAACTGAGAGGTTAAATAGTAATCCTTGGGGCAAAGCCCGCTTACTGAATGACTGATAACTGTTAATACCTCTTACCTGACACACACAGGAAAAATCGTGGCAAGAAGTTACAATGTAACCGAAAGAGATAAAGGGATTGCCTAACAGTTTTTTAAAGTAATTAAATAGAAAGAAGATATGGAAATTATTAAGATGGTAAAAAAGGGATATATAATCGACTTAAATAAGATTGAAGAAGGGTTTTTATATTCCGAGTATTCCTGCCATGCCGAAAATCGCAATGAGGCAAAATCAGAACTTCTTAAAATGTCAAGGTACGATGGATTGATACTCAGTAAAACAGACAAAGAAATAGACTACTTAACCATCCCAGTAACCAGAAGCAAAGCGCATGATCTTTATTTATTCGAAGGGGAAGAGCTTAGTAAATACAGGGTCGATGAGATTTTAAAGGAAAGGGAGCGCATTGGAAAGCTTGAGGATCTATTGAAGGATGAAAATGTTCAATACTGCTATATCAGGAAACGTGGCACTTATTACAGACCTGGGTCATGTGGTTATACGGAAAGGCAAGCAAGGGCAGGCATATACTCTAAAGAAGAGGCTGTTTCCCATGCAAGAGGTTGTGCTGAAATAAGTTTGAAGCCCGTAATTGCCTCAGAACATAATAAGCTTCTTCAGGAAGAGATAGATGAAATGAGATCAAGATTAATTGCTGTTTAAAATTATTAACCTATGAAACCACTACTACTAATCCTCCTGCTTATGGTGGGTGAAAACTGAAAGATATGAAAACAGAAAAGAAAGAATCGGTATTACATGATTGGGTACAAGAGCTCCCTTTTACTCAGCAAGCCTTATTGGTTATGGCAACCAGAGGCGCGGATGGTTTATGTAAAAACAATCCGGCAAAATCAATCCTGCACTATTTAAGGGGAACTATATTAAAGCCTGCTTATCCAAACTTCACAGGAGATTGCGATGGATATATGAGGACTGATTATATAAATTTTAATCCAATAGTAGATTTATTTTTTAATGATACAGACATATACCCAATGCACTTTTTAATGCACCTATGTCATGCGGCAGAGGTAATAGGTTATAAACATCCAGACGAAACGATAAGGATATATTGGAGCGAATTTTATTTCTATTTCTGCCATTCATTACACATGAAGCGAGAAAGTAAAGATGAATTAAACGCAAGATTATTTTATTAGCAAAATGGAATGGATACCAACAAGTGAACATCATCCTGTCTGGGAAGACGGATATGTTAAAATAAAGACTGAAGACGGAGAGATATTTGAAGGGAAATTTAATGAACTCGGGCTATGGTGGAGAGTGCCAACGCCTAATGGAATATTGAGGCTTGATGAAGAAAAAGTTACACATTGGAAACCAATTGCAGGATTTTAAACCCTATACACTATGGAAAGTAAAGACAAACCAAGAGAATTTATTCAGCTTTCAAACCTGTCTGATAAAACCGGCATATCTACCGAGTGGCTTCAAGTATGGGAAGAAATAGAACAATGGTATGGCGATCCGAAAAAGAGAGAAACAGGGCATGATTTTTTAAAGAGGATGCAGTCAACATACTTTATTGCCCCAGATTTAATTTCCCGCCCCCGTGCCATAGAAGAACTGGAAGGGATGAAGAAAGATATGGAAGCAAAAATTAAAGCAATCGACATAAGCCCCAATTTCAGTGATGATGAAAAGCACATGATAAAATTTGGAATAACAATGGGAATTGATTCGGCAAAGACAGCCATTGATAGAATAAAGAACCTTAAATAATTATGGAAAGCAAACTCGAACTCATAATTGGCCTGCTATTAGGCGGGGCATTTCTCCTCTACTGGGTTGGAGTGTTGATTTATATTTTAAGTGTAACGATTAAGTAATTATGGATAAGAGAATAGAAGAAATACTGAAAGATTACTTAAGCAGACACCATTTAGTTCACCAAGACGATTATGGGTTATTAATGAAAAAAGCATATCTCTTAGCCCTGTCAGATGTGGAAAAGAAAGCCAATAACTTAAAAAATTCGATTATCAATGAAATCGAAGAGCTGAATGAATCAGACGTAGATTATGAAGTTCATGAGAACAATTTACGTGCGGAATCTCATGGCTATGGTAGAATAATTTATTCAATCGAAGAACTAAGAAAGGAGAACCAATGAAAGAAGAGATAAGAGCCTTTATAGGCGAAAAGGTAAAGTATGATGAATTCGGCGGTCAGTACTTCTGGGCTATTGATAAGAATGGCGGCAATCAAATGATTGCTGAGATACGTGGTTGGGGCGCAATTCAAAACTTATTCAAGAATAAAGATGGAAGCGTGGACTTTGAAAAGGCAGAAGAATTCCAGGATAAACTAGGTGAATGGATAGCGGATGCGATAAATCAAAAACTTAATTCCACTACCGAAACAGAAAGATGCTACTCAGGGAAAGAGGTTTTAGAGATAGCATTAAAATGTTCCGAATATGGCTATAATTATCATAAGGAAACTCAGTTCCCGCAAGTAGAGTTCTCAGAGCATTGCAAGAACAATATGCTTCAATATTATCAATATGTTTTATCAAAAGAATACGGTATAAAGATATGAATAAGCATGAAAAAATAATGGAAGTATTACTGGATATACTAGATACTTCTGCCGAAGAGGAAAATTGCGCCAATGCCAGCACAGCAGTTGATACTGTTTGTGATGACCAATATCAAGGCGAATACCTAGAAATGTTTCAATATATACTTGAAAACATGACGGAAAAGGAATTCAAACGCATTAAAGATTTATGAGCAAAAAATCAGAAGAATACTTAGAGAGTAAGGCGTTTTTACTAAATGCCCTGAATTATTTATAGATAATGTTTTACCGGAATTAAGAAAAAGAATAAAAGGAGAGTAATACTATGGGGGTAAAGAGTTGTTTTAGAAAAGACTGCGACAGTATCATGTGCGATACCTATGTGCAGAACGTGGGATATGTATGCCCAGATTGCCAGACAGAGTTTAAATCAAAGCATAGGGATTTAAGATCAGAAGGAGAAATAATGCGTGAATTAACTGCATTTATGGATACACGAAAAGAGATTGCTGGCGACAAAGACATGGATGTTGATGATTTTTTCAAATCTTATACTAAAGAATAAAGCTATGAACTGGATAAAGAAATTATTTTGCAGGCATAGATGGTCATGGGATAGCGTAGTAATGAGAACATCTTGTCAGAAGTGCGGTAAAATATTAAGATAAACTAAAGAACCAATGAGTGAGAAAGAAATATTAGAGATCGGCAGATTCTTAAATACGCAAGGGTATGACTTGGAATTCGATAAAAATGGATTCTGGATGGAAGATACTATTTCAGGTGAAACCAAGATCAAAGACTTAGCGGAACTCCTAAAGGCTTATACTGATGGATTGTACATACCCAAAGAGGGGCATGAGAAGCTAAAGCAAGAACATTTGGAATTGCTAAAAAAGGCGGTCAAGTCAGGATTCGATAATCTTGAAGATGCCGGATCTAAAATTCAATGGGCATTTCAAGATAAATCAGAATTCCAGAAGCTAAAGGAAGAGAACGAGAGATTGAAAAGACAGGCAGAGTTAAATTCAGTCGCTTATTATTTAAGGGTTGACGAGAGAGACGAGCTAGCTGGTGCTTATAAACTTTTAAAATCTTCCATACCAGAGCTAATGAAGAAGCAGAGGGAGAATTGTGAAAAGGCTTATAGGGCAATTGAACTCAGTCATGATAAAAATGTTCAGATACGGGCTGAAATAGATGCAATATTGAATGCCCCTGAACCAAGTATAGACCTAAACAAAGAATAGTATGCCAGACATAACCATATGTACCAATAATGAATGCCCTTTATCATGGAGCTGTTGGAGGTTTAATTGTCCTCCTTCCGAATATAGCCAGTCTTATCAGAAATTCATCCCTGAGATTGATGAGATTTTAGATGAATGCGAATGTAAGTTTTATATAAACCAACCAGAATAATGAAACCCACTATACAGGAAAGGAATCTCAGGGTAGACGGGCAGTTGATAAAAGCCAAGAGAAAAGAACTTAAACTCAGCCAAACAGAGCTGGGTCTTAAATTGGGAATTACCAAAGAGGGTATTTCAAAGATGGAAATAATGGGCTATGCTTCAAACTCAACAAGGATACTGCTAAATCAAATTCTTGGTATAAATCTCCCATTGAGGATTAATAAAACCCCGATAAGTGGAATTAGAAAAGAGGCACTTAAGGCAGCCTACAAAATTTGTCTTGCCGTAAATGATCCAGATTTGGTACACTACACTCAAACCTTTATCAGCTGGTATAAGAATCAATTAGGTAAGGATAAACACAAAAAAGATGAGTGAAACAATAGATTTAATTTCAGGTAAAATAATAGAGCCGGAAGATCAAAAGAAGGTAATCAATGATGCCATTCAAATCGCAGGTCAAGCCCTGGGTTTCTCATATATCGTTTGTGGGCTTCAAACTCATATTGAGGGAACAATGATAATAGGTGGGAAAACATTTAAACTAACATTTTATGAACAAAGGCCGGAGGCAGGAATTAACGAACCTGAAGTATAAAAAGAGGCTCAAGCAGCTTGGATTAAAGCCGGACGGTAAATTCTATTGCTATAAGACTACCGGAAAGCCGTGTTCCTGTAAAATGTGTAGCCCTTATAAATATTCAAGGAAAATTAAACACAGGGAATTTTAACAACTAAGGAGGAAAAGAAATGAGAGAAATAAAGTTTAGAGCATGGGAGGGAACAGGGATGATAAATGTTTGCGATTTAGCATTCTACGAAGACGCATACAAGATTAACGATGACATTCGATCTCACTATGAACAATGGCCTTTAATGCAATTCACCGGACTAAAGGATTCAAAGGGAAAAGATATTTATGAGGGGGATATTTGCTCAATGGACTGCTTGACAGCCAAAGAAGGAACCGTAATCGACAATGATGTTGATGAAGAGCCAACGTTTCTAGTTCCTCCATCGAATGATTATATGCTTGGAGAGGTCAAATTCAAGAACGGAATGTTCGGTTTGTTCTTTCACTCTGATGAAGAAGGGGAATATATGGCAGAACTAGATTCAGATATAGAGATAATTGGAAATGTTTACGAAAATCCAGAATTAATATGATCGTCCTCTCCGAAACCTCCACCCACAAATATCTTGGTGTAAGTGTGCCAAGAGATGCAAGAGGGTTTACTAAAACCCAAGACGGCGAGATTGTGTATCTTCATGGGCAGTGGTCAAGTAATTATCTATCAGTAATTCATCACCCATTTGAATCTTTTCTTGGAGTAATAGGTAACGGTGAAGAAATCAGTGAGGAGGCAGCGGGTGAGATCGTAAACATATACAGTCCCGAACAAACCGTTTGGATGAGTGGGAGATACTTTAGAGATGTATTAATTCTTCTTTTATCTGAAAAAGGATTATTAGTAGAGAACCCTATTGAGAAGCCTCAGTTTTCGGCATTAGAACGAATTAGCCCAGCTATGCAATCTGAAATACAATCTAAGATTAACAATTACGAATACTACGAATCCAGGTTAGTAAAGGTGGTTATTTTAAAAATAAAGAAATGAACGAAAATTTATACCCAAAGCCTATGACAAAAGAGGGGTTCTTTTCTCTGGCTAAAAACAGAAACGTCTATAAAGTGCTAAAGGCACTAGACGGTGAATTATCCAATGCCAAAATAGGAGATAGATTCTTTTCAGATACCCTTTATGAACGAGGGTACAATATGTTTGCCCTCACCGAACAGGGTATATTAGAATTAGTGCCTAATATTTTCCCATTCGAGAAAGAAATAATAGGTAAAAACGTTCATTCAGTTTATACCCGTTGTTCAGAATGCGGAAGCATGGGGATAAATACGCCCCTAGAAAAAACATGCGGTAATTGCGGGTATTCAGAAGGCAAAACTTATTATGATGCTGAAACTATCCATAATTACCTAGCAAGCAAAGGTGAGAAGTAAATTTTTAGGTGGTTATACTGAAAGTAAAAAAGTAAAATATGACAAACAAACAGAAACAACAATTCAATACCATGCTGTCTGCATTGAAAATGATCAGCAAAGGTTATCAGACCCCAGCTCAGCTCCGCAAAGAATCACAAGGCGACTTCGGATTAGATTATGAAGAGGCTTTAGAAATGTCCTACGAGAATATCCAGACATTAGCGAAACAGGCATCATTAAGGGTTAAGAGCTTGGAATAATCAGCCCTCTTACTTATGCAGGAAGGGAGATTTCAATAACATAATTTAAGGTCATTCCTTTTATTGTTTCGTATTTTAGGACAAAATGGACAATCATAAAAAGAAAGTTTTAGAAGCGTTAAGAAAGTCGCTAGGGGTGGTGTCAACTGCTTGCGTATCTGCTAATTTAGCAAGGTCTACCTTTTATAACTGGTTGTCCAGTGATGAGGAATTTAAATTAGCGGTAGAAGAGGTACAAGAAGAGGCAATAGATATTACTGAAAGCAAACTGTTTGAACGAATTAATGGCTATTCCCATCCTGAAGAGAAGATATTTAATTACGAAGGTGGAATTGTGAGGGCAGATACAACTAAACACTACCCACCGGACACAACGGCTATTATATTTTACCTTAAGACCAAGGGCAAGAAGCGGGGCTATATTGAGAAAACAGAAATAGACCATAAAATTACCAAGATAGGCAAAGACCTGGCGGATGAAACCTATGAAGATTAATATTACTTTTTCCTGAATAAGTGACAGTTAAACGAAATTAACCAATGAAAGGATTGAACATATCCTATAAAAACAGGAGAATTGAAAAAACAATAGCACCTGCGAAATATAATACAGCCTCAAAGAAAATACAGGAGACTGGGGTTTACGCTATTGTTTGTGAAGCTATAAAAACAGCCTATGTAGGGCAAAGCACTAACCTTTCAGGAAGGTTAAAGAATCACAAATCAAATCTTGTAAACAACAAACATCCAATATCGGAACTTCAGAAAGACTTTAATATTTACAAAGAAGATTTTGCCTTTATTATATTGTGCAATTCAGAGGACGATACAGATTTATTGCACCTAGAGTCATATCATATCGAGCAATACCTACAGAAAGACTATAGGTTGTATAATACAATTCTTGATACAACAGAGCCAGGGTTAATAGTTTACTGTCAAACAAAAGAGTATCAGAAATTATTATATAAAATTCATGAGGCATTAAAGTCTGGCAAAATCAAGCCGATGCAGTTAGAGTATAGTTTGGATTCATTGGAAGTGCATGCTTAAGCTCAATCGCAAATGGTTTAATCCCTTATACTTTATCCTTAATGAATTAATAAAGGATAATTCTATTAGAACAATCCTAGTTTACGGCGGCAAGTCTTCCTCAAAAACAATTTCAATCTGTCAATTACTATCTAAAGAATGCTATGTCAAGGGCGCTAACTCGATAGCGTTCCGCAAGGAGTCTGCAATCATCCCTACAACTTTAAAGAAGTCTTTTAATCTGTCTCAGGATAGCATGTATTTAAATCCCGCATTTGAAAGACAGGACAGAAGATTTTTATGTACTAACCAGGGCGGGGAAACTTCTGAAATTGTCATGAAGGGGCTTGATGATCCGGAAAAGGCGAAAGGTATTGAGTCCTATAAATATGTTTACCTGGATGAGCTTAACCATTTTGAACAGGCGGAATATGAACAGTTCAATTTATCATTACGAGGTATTGAAGGACAAAAAATATTTGCTTCGTGGAATCCGGTAGATGAAAATAGTTGGGTAAAAACTGAGCTGGTAGATAAATATGAATTTGTAGAGACAGAGCATAAACTTCCTTCTCCGGATTCTTTCGTTAAGCGGTCAACCTGTGGTAAGGTGGTTTTAATCCGGACCATGTATTTAGATAACTACTGGATAGTTGGTAGTCCAAAAGTAAAATTATTTAACAACGATGGATCTGAAATTGTAGATGTTACAGACCCAAGATATAAAGAGGTTCATTACGGCTATCGGGATGAGAATCTAATTTCAGAATACGAAGGGCTAAGAACCAAGAATAACAATAGCTACAAGGTAAACGTTCTTGGCGAATGGGGCAAGGTAGTCTTTGGAGGAGAGTTTTTAAAGTGTTGGAGAAGCGAACAGCACACAGGGGAGTATCCCTATGATCCAACTCAGGCTATTTACCTGTACTTTGACGAGAATGTTAACCCTTATTTTCCTTGTGGATTCTTTCAGGTTGGAAGAGATTTGAAAAGCCCTCGTATGGTACACTACATAGCAGCTAAGAACCCTAACAATAAAATAAGCTGGGTAGGCCGGGAGATAGTCCGGAAATTAACCGAGTGGGGGCATAAAGAAAAGGTTTTCATTGGAGGTGATGCAACCTCTCAAAAGGATGACATAAAGCTGGAAGATGGGGACGATATGTTTCGCTTAATCATGAAAGAGATAAAAGAGTTTAAACCGGAAAGAAGAACCGGTAAAAGAAATCCATCTGTTAGAATGTCTGCAGACTTCTTCAATTCAATTTTGGAAGGTAATATTACTGGGTTGTCTTTTGGGGTTGATAAAAAATGCAGAGTTCCGATATTGGATTACGAGAATACCAAGGAAGATAAGAACGGCAAGGTGGATAAGTCCACGGTTACAGATCCGATTACTAAAGTAAGCTATCAGCCTTATGGACACTTTGTAGATTTAACCAGATATTTTCTAGTTGATACTTTCAGGGATGAGTATGTAAAATATGAGCGAGGTGGTAAGACTTTGAATGTAACATTAGGTAAAAACGTGAGTAAGAATAGTTATTGATTTTCAGTATATTTGAGTATGGAAAATAAAAGAATAGCAGAGGTGAGGATGCCTAGTGATTCATCAAGGTATCATTTGTTTTATGTTGTAATGTGGATGGAAAATATACGAAGGTGTGAAACAATGAAAGAGGCAAGCATGTACATTGAAATGTATAAAGACAACGATAGGTTAATAAACCTTTATTTGTACGATACAGAAAAGAAAGAAATTACATGGAGAAATCCTTATTTTAAATCTGATAGGAGCGAGGAAGAGATTATTAAAATAATAACATCGAAGTAGATGAGTTAAAATCCATAACATAAACCCCTTCCAATATCCTGTCAATTTAGGTAATTGCCATACATGGCATACCTTCGCTCTAAGGACTTCGATTTAATCGTTATGGCTGATAACCTAGCCCAGGTTATCAGTAGCGACACATCAGTAAGATTGTTTGCTGAAAGAGCAGCAAAAGAAGAAATAGAATTTTACCTGAGTAGTAAGTTTGATCTTACTAAAGAGTTTACTGATACCGCCACTTACAATAACTCCACCACTTACAAAGCTAAAAACCGTGTTTATTTAGATGCCACAGCCTATTCGGCAACCTCTACTTATACGGTAGGGACTTTGGTATTACAAGCAGGAAGCGTTTACAGGTGCTTAACAGCCGTAACCGTGGCAGAGGCTTTTACAGCCAACAAATGGACGTTGATAGGGGCGCAACATGATCTATACTATGTCACACTTCCACATGATGAATTTAATTATTTAGGAGTTTACAAAGTAGGCGATCATGTTTGGTGGAAGGATAAAGTTTACACTTGCCTTACAAGCTCTATCACCTACGCCCACGATGAAATAATTCAATATAACTCATATGCCGATGTTCCGATCAGAAATATCTTTCCCGATGATGCATTGTATGGTGAAACATATTGGGGAATTGGTACGACTTATTCGGTAGCCGCCGGAACGCTCCCAACTGATACCACTAAATGGACCACAGGTGACAATAGAAGCCAATTGGTTTTAGAGAACATGCTTCATATTGCTCTTTATAAGGCCCTTCCAAGGATAGCCCCAAGGAACATACCTACTCACAGAAAAGAAATGTTCACAGGTGCTATTGAATGGCTTAAAGAGGCAAAAAAAGGCGAAGGAACACCAAATATCCCATTGATACAACCGGCAGAAGGCAACAGAATAAGATACGGCGGAAATACCAAAAATATAAACCATTATTAAATGTTTGAATCGATAAAAAAAATATTTAAGACTGGCAAAAAGATTAACCAAAACAGCCAATTCCACCAGGTTAAGAGGTCGAAGCAGGATGCCTCAACATGGAGGGGCGCTATAGCGGAGGCGGAGCAGTCATTTAATCCTTACCGGGTTAAAATGCAAAACCTGTACATGGACACTATTGTCGATAGTCAGGTAACATCGGCTATGACCAGGAGAAAGAATCTTACGTTACTGAAAGATTTTTCTATTTGCAATGAAGAGGGGGTGGTCGACGAAAAGGCAACCAAAATATTTAAAGCTAATTGGTTTTCGCTTATCCTTAATTACATCCTTGATGCTCAGTTTTTCGGGTACACTCTTATTAATTGGTCGCTAATCGAGAACGGGGAAATAAAGGATATTGAGCTTATAAAACGACAACTGATAAGCCCCGACAGAAAAGTAGTATCTCAATACGAATATGTTTTTTACGGGCAGGATTTCACGTCAGAAGAGTTAAGGGATTGGTGCCTTTATGTTCCGACCCCAACAGAAACAGGAGCTAGTAAGTGTGGTTATGGTTTACTTTACAAGGTTGCTATCTCTGAAATTTATTTACGTGCCTTGGCTGGCAACAATGCGGACTATGTGGATATGTTCGGCCAGCCATACAGGGTTGGTAAAACCTCAAAAGATAGCACGGAGAGATCCACGCTACAAGAGGCGCTCCAAAACATGGGATCAAGTGGCTATGCCATTATTGACCCAATGGATGAAATTGAATTTCTCGATGCTGCAGCAAAGGGGAAGGGGTATGAAAGCTACGACAACTTCGAGGCTCGCCTTCATAAGAAGGTTTCTAAAATATTTTTAGGTCACGCTGATGCATTAGATTCAACACCTGGGAAGCTGGGAGGTATGAATGAGGCGGTTGAGGCTGCTTTAAGAGAGGTGGAGATTATTGACAATACCTTCGCTGAAGACATTGTCAATAATTCGCTAATCCCTAAGCTAAAGAGCCTAGGATTTGTGATACCGGAAGGATATTCGTTCAAGTTTTCTAACGACAAGGAAAAACAGCAGGCACAGGATAAAAAGGACGATAGCAATACTAAATTTTCTGCTATTGTTAAAAATCTTGCCGATGCAGGCTTTGAGGTAGACCCTAAAGATATTGAAGAGAGAACCGGACTTAAGACTACAAAAAAAACAGAGGCGGAAAGCAAGACAATGAAGCCAGTAAAAAACAGTATTAAGGAAAGAGACTACATGCATAACATGATTGAGGCGCTATATAACGATTGCAACCACGATCATGACTGATGAAGAAATTGAATCTTTATTCTCGGGTATTTATTCAGGGTCGGTAAATTTAAACAACCTTCCTGTAAAGCTTTATGGTGAATACGTAGATCAGTTTGCAAGGGCGGTAGATGAAGGGTTTAAGAACGCTTTAGGTGCAGAAGATAAAGCTTTGAGAGCATTGCTATATGAGAATATTCAGTTATTTTCATCGGCAAAAACCTTTCAGTTAGTCAAGGATATACAGAGCTATTTGGAAGATGGTAAAATTGATTATGAAGAGTTCAGAGCGAAGGCAATTGTAAAGTATAATCTTTACAATAAGACATGGCTAAAAACAGAGATTGAATTTACTATTGAGAGCGCCAGCGCCGGGAAAAGATGGACTGGTATATGGAATGATAAAGAATTATTTCCTCTCCTGGAATATGTAACGGTAGGGGACGGGCATGTAAGGCCGGAGCATAAAGTATTGGATGGGGTGATCAGGCCAGTAACAGACCCATTTTGGAATAAATATTATCCGCCCTGGTCGTGGCGCTGCAGGTGTACGACTAAGAGCTTAGAAGAAGGTGAAATAACTACGATTGTGAATAGAATAGTTCAGTTACCGAAGATTAAAAGATTCTTTGCCAATAATGTGGGGAAGACCGGAAAGATATTCAACGGTTACCATCCGTATTTCAGGCAGGTACCGGACAGGTATAAGGATTTAGCAAAAGATAATTTTGGATTACCATTCATTAAAGTAACCGATGGGGAATAAACTTGAACCGGTCATAAGAATAAGTATTCAGGCTTACGAGAGACAGAGGCCCGTATTACTGAAGAAGCTAGGGAACGAGGCTATAAACCACTTTAAGGATAACTTTAGAAAGCAGGGATTTGACGACAACGTTGTTGAGCCATGGAAAAAAAGGAAGGGTAACGTAGATCCAGCGAGAGCCATAAATGTAAAAACTGGTAGACTAAGGCGTTCTTGGGATATGGTTATTCAGGGGTTGTGGCGTGTTATGGTAATAAATAGCGCCCCGTATGCTGGATATGTAAACAAGGTTAGAAAAATAAGCGGTAAATCTCAGAATCTTGATGAGAAAAGCGGAGTGCTTATAATGAGAATGATAAAGTCAGCTTTGCGATGAAGACTTTATATCAAAACATACGATCACAAATAGAAAGCGAAACTTCGGTTACCCATGTAAGGCTGTGGAACAATCAAGTTTCTTTTGCAAGAGAAGGGCAACAGATACCTTGGAATGGAGGCAAGGCTGTGTTCATAGATTTCCCAAACATACCATGGCTTCAGGGAGGAAAGGGGACACAGAGAACAGGTGATAACTTTTATGTTCGCCTCTATTTGGTCTTTGAAAGCTATAATACATCAGAGAATGAGGAAGATTTAGCCCTGTTTGATTTTAGGGAGGAAGTCTATCTGGCCGTTCAGGATTTTAAGCCAACCCAAGCAAGTAAATTGTCAAGGATCAACGAAAATACTGATACCAGTCATGACAATTTATATGTATGGATAATGGATTTCTCAACCACCTTCCAGGATGTGGTTGCTCAATTCCCACGTGGCGGAGTAACAGCGGAAATTGAAACTTTGACTTTGACAAAAGATTTAATAATAGCTCCCGGAACGGTTGACGGGATTAGAACAGATAAAGAGTTTCCATAATGGCAAGAGATATAGCAGTAATTAAACAACAAATGATAGACCTGAAAGAAACCCTTTCAGGGCTTGACGGACTGACCTCGGATAGCCAGGTATCCATATGGGGTAATTTACTTCATGTAACAGCGGTTGAGGTGTCTATTCTTGAGCAATTGATAGATGCTTACATAGCCGACATTGAAACGATCATTAACGCCCAGGCCATAGGGTCGACTCCATGGATCAGGGCTAAGATACTTGAATTTCAATATGGGGATTTTGTTGAACTAAACACAACTACTTTTACAATCGCTTATCCGGAGGTTGATGAGGCTTTAAAAATTATTACAAGATGTTCAGTAAAGGAAACAGGTAATTTAATTATCCAGGCAAAGGTTGCAAAGTCAGACCCACCTGTAGCTTTATCAGGCGGAGAGGTGACGGCCTTAGAAGATTACATTTCCATCATCAAGCCTGCAGGGGTACAGGTAAATGTTGTTTCGCTCACATCTGATAAGCTTTACATAGTAGGAACTATTTACTATTCCGGTCAATATTCTTCCGTGATACAAACAAATGTCGAAGCAGCTTTAGCCTCATACATGGAGAACCTTTCAAGCGCCGAGAACTTTGACGGAGTTGTTAGATATTCTGAAATTAACGATGCCATCCAGGCGGTGGAAGGGGTGGAAGATGTAAATATTATCGAAGTGGGTGCCAGGGCGGATAGTGTAGTTTTTGCCAGCCGAACCGTAGTCTATAAGCTTTCTACCGGTACAAATGTTAGAGAGTATGATACATATTCCGGGTATATCGTAGAGGAAACCACATCCGGAAGCACCTTTGCTGATACTTTAACCTATACAGCGGTATGAGTTTTACTTACGAATGCGATTTTAATTTACAGGCTCAAAGGCTTACCCCTATCACCAAAAGACAGGATGTAAGACTCGGCTTGCTGGAATCTATTTCGGAGGCCATACAATGGAACAGGGATAATTTCTTTGATAAGTACCTGGAAGGGGACAGTGCTGCAGCCTGGGACGTTGGAACCAATTATGTGAGGTATGACAGGGTAAATTATCAGAACAGGATTTACGAATGTACAAACGATATTATCTCAGAACTTCCAACCAATACCGACTATTGGGTTTTAGTGGTTTCGGATTTCAGAGGGGCAACGGAGCGGATAAAATATAATTGTCAGAAAATAATCCTTGAGTACATTTTAAACAAATGGTTCGCTGCAGCCTTCAGGCAACCCTCTACCGGACTTGATTCAGACTTTTATATTGTGGACAGCGTAAGAAGGGCTGATACTATGACTGCCTTTAATGAAACAACTGTAAGTGGGGTATATGTGGCAAGCAATACTTTTCAATCCCCCACTTTCACCCAGCAGTGGGTATACGAGGTTCCGGCTTATTCATCAGGGGTAAATTTTGCCGTGTATTATCCACTGGCAACAATACCAACAACAACAGACGATAAATATTACCAAATGGTATCATTAATAAATAAGTATAAAATATTCGGTTCAACCGTAGAGTACATAAGCTACTAATATGAAAAAAATAGACACAACAAACATTACAGGGCTACAAGGCGCGCCTTTTTTAAAGGCTACTCATGATCATTATAAAGAAGCCATGCAAGAGATAAATACCAGCACCGTAAAGGCCCTTCTTGATCCTTATGCTGCCAATGATGTTATTATCCTTTATGGGTGCGATGTTACGGTAACCAGCGGATCAATCCCAGGAACCGGAACGGCCACTCTTTCAGCGGGAGCTATTTATTATAATGATGAAATTTACCAGGTAGATGCCAATGCAGGATTATCTACCACAAACCCTCAAACATTGATTTGGAGCATAGATACCTCTTACCGGGCAGGAGATCCCGTGGAATGGTCAGACGGGCCTACCAGGGATATGCACCAGATAGATAAATTCTTATTAAGCGCTGGCACGGCGGGAACAGGACTTGCCAATTATGATGCGGCAACCGTAAAAAGATTTACATCTTTAGTTGCCGTAGTGACGTCTCTTGCGGCCATTAATTTGGCATTGGGGGGCTTAACAACGACGGTTATAGAGATTGGCAATTGGGACATGCAGGGAACGGCAAGCGTTACTATTAGCCATGGATTGGATGATGCAAAAATAAGATCTATTTCGGTTATCATCCGGGCCGACTCCGGTTCGATTCCAGTTAAAAAGCTAGACAACCCAAATTCGTCAGCATCTACCGGATTTGATGGATCTGTTATTATTGGCAATTCAGATGTTACCCTAACACGAGATTCTAGCGGAGGATTTAGTAGTACATCATATGACAATGTTTCATCATATAATAGAGGTTGGATTACTATTGCTTATGCAGATTAAGGAGTAATTAATATTTTACCCGATTGCCCATATTGACTTCTCCAAATAAAAAGACCTTCACTCGGGTGGTCTATCTTTTCCCCTAAGATGGTATAATAGGTTACCTCTTTTTTCGGACATAAAGGGTCTAATATATTTGTAACTGGCGGATCAGGCGTTTCGGTTACTGTATAGTCTATCCAGGTTCCATTGTTTAAAATATAATTAGCTGTTAATGCATAGCTACCTGCTGAGTCCGGAAGTGAAAAACGAACTATGCTATCTTCCCTTAGATCATAAAGGGCAATTTTCTTATATATTATGGAATTTAAGATTAACTCCAGGCTATCAGGCGACATGGAAATATATGTCCATTTCACTTTAAAATATGTGCTAAACCCGGATTCTCCACTAAATGGTCCGAATCCTCCAATAATTAACAAGTCTGGGTAGTTTGCCCTTACATAAACTGGCAATCGAGGCGCTGTCGCATAATTAGAGAACACTTCGCAATTTTCCGTATAGCCAGATGGGATGGCAACCGTTATCTCATAGGTATTATTTTGTCCTGTAGGAGTGGTTTGTAAAAGGTCAATAATACTCACCTTATATAGCTCGACAAATGTAGACGTTGAAAGATCCTTAATGAAAACCCTGCCTGTATCGCTGCCGCTAGAATAAGCGCCGTTCACGTAGACTTTGAAAGATTGCCCGGATATAGTTGTGTCGTTTTCAATATACCATACATTGAAAACGGTAGACTTAGAAGCGGTGCTTGTAAGTAAAAACAGGATAAAAAGGATTGATTTTTTCATAGCATTTGGTTTCATAACTCCAATAATATGAAGCGATAACCATAAAAGCAAGAGAAAGTTAACTCTTGGACAAAATTATAATCCAAAAATTATCTACCCTCTGAGCGATAACTCCGGATGGGAGTCTATTTTCCTTTATCATTTTCATGATTGCGGGCTTTGTAACTCCCAGTTTAATGGAGTATTCTCTTACGGATAGGATTTCCACCTTGCAATATATTGAATATTGCTAACATGTTCCACGTGAAACTGTTTAGTTTTCGATTGAAAACTATTTTCTTCCCTTGTAATTCTTTGCGCTTCTGAGATATTTATCCTGAATTTCCTTTGGCTGGCGCTCAAAGAATTCTTTAAATATCTTACACCCAACCTTTGAAACACTCTCCATGCTTTCGTAGGCAAAGCCCTTGATCATTTCCAGGTATTTCTCGTTAGGGTAAAATTGTTGCGTTCTGTTTGGGTTGCCATCGGTCGGGAAATGAACACCTATTTTCCGCTCTAAAGCTGCGTTTTTGTATTTGCTCATAGTTTGTTTTCGGAAACTTATTTCGTTTCATAAATATACCAATAAAATATTTTGATAACATAGAGTACCATAACTATTTACTCACCAACCTGCATGTAGTCATATTTACTTCATGAATTTTATCTACACGGTAAATCCAAATGCAGACGAGCCAATAATGCTTATAAATAAGCATATCGGCGTGGATGAAGTGGACGGCGTGGGGATCATGGGAGATCAGTTTCAAAGTGAGATTTTAACCCTTGATTCAATGGGTAAGAGGTTGATAAATGTTTGGATAACATCAGAAGGCGGAAATGTACTTGAAGGAGAAAAGATTTATTCAGCAATACTAAATAGCAAAGCAAAAGTAGATACATACTGCATGGGGCTTTGTGCTTCAACTGCAGCCTGGATATTTCAAGCCGGAAGAAAAAGGGTAATGTCAGATTATGGCAAACTCATGTTTCATAATCCATACGGGGGCGGAGGACAGGCCTTAAACGCTTACAGGGATTCAATAGCTACCATGATCTGTACAAGATCCGGAAAACCTAAAGAAGATATTTTATCCATGATGAACAGAACAACATGGGTGAACGCTTCTGAAAAAAACACCGGTCTTTGGGATGAAGTCCTTGAAAGCTCAGAGGCCAATAAAGGCAGACTAAGCAGATTGTCCAACGATATAAAAGAATTTAATAGAGAGGCGGTAAATATTCTGAACTCTTTAGCTAATACAACCACAAATCAACAATTACACATCCCATTTATGAAAAAAGTAACCAATAAGTTAAATCTTGTTGATAACGCAAACGAAGATTCAATTCTTGCAGGCATTGAGGCCATTGAGAACAAACTTATAGCCAAATCAACAGAAGCGGAAGCGCTTAAAAATAAAGTAACAACCATGGAGTCCGACATAGCAGCCAAAGAGGCAGAGCTTAAATCATTGAAAGATGAAAAAGAAGCCGCTGAATTGGCCGCCAAAACAGCTAACGAGGAATCTGTAAAAAATCAGGCCAAGTCCATGATTGAAGGATTCGCCAAAGAAGGAAGAATTAAAAATGATACCGATACCATTGTCAAATGGACTAACAAGGCAATCCTAGACCTTCCAGGCACCAAAGAGCTTATTGAAGGCCTGCCACTGAATAAAACCGGTGTAAAAATTATCAACAAGAATGAAAGCGAAGTGAGGCCTTACAGCATTGCCGCTAAAATGGCAGAAATAACAATTAAAAACAAAATCAACTAACAAAAGAAAATCAAGAACATGAAAAAGGTAAATATTTTAAGATTGTTGTTTTCGCTGGTGGCAATTCTGGTTGCTTCGGTGATGGTATCTCCATATGTAGCCCTTGGGTTATTGGCGATAGGGATAATTAAAGGACTTGTAAATGTCCAGATGCCTATAGGCGTTGCCTACTCAGACGGCTTTGTTATCACAGACACAACCTATGCTGGTGAAGTAGCGGCTCAGTTTGCCATTAAAGCTATCACAGGCGCAGACACTATTAGTGGTGGGCACGTGTATGTTAAGGATGGCATCAAAAAGAAATATACCATTCCAAGATGGGATGCCGACTACGAGGATTTTATCCAAGATAGAGCAGCTACCCCAACTTCAAAAGGAAGTATGGATGTAGACGGAAAAGTTCTTAATCCTGAAGACTACATGATTTACATGGAGTTTAACCCAAGAGATTTTGAAGATCACTGGTATGCAACTCAGTTAAACCCCGCAATCATTGATAGGGCTTTACCTGCAACTGTAGAATCGGTGGTTGTCCAGGGAGTAATGGCAAGACACGCCAAGTATTTCAACAAAGCAATTTGGAATAACGATACAACCACTTCGGGTATTTATAAATACTGGAATGGATTTCTAAAGAACGCACAGGGCGACTCAGACGTTATCGATGTTTCTTCACCTATCACTTTAACTGCCGGTAACATTGTGGCGGAGTTTGAAAGAGGATTCGTTCAAATTCCAGACGCTTTAAAGTTTGACTTAAACATGAAATTCTATGTAAGCTATGCTACATATGAACTTTATCAGCAAGCGCAAGCCGCACAAACTTACAAGGGTGTGGACTTCACTTCCATGGGAAGAGATACTTACAAAGGATTGAAAGTTGTAAAGATTGCTGATTTTCCAGCAGACTCTTACATGATCGCCAAAGGCATGTCAACACCTGAGTCTAACCTATGGGTTGGTATCAACTCATTTTCTGATGAGGGCTTGGTATTAAAACAACTGCAAGCAAACTCAGAGCTATGGTTCATAAAAATGAACATGAAGGCAGACGTTCAAATAGGATGGGGATCGGAAGTAGTACTTTATAAAGCTTAATTCTAAAACAAAAAAAACATACGATGAAAAATTTAATATTATCTATTCTTTTTTTAACAGCGCTCACCTTCAATGTGAACGCTCAAATTTCTACACCCAGATTCGGAACTACTGCCGGTAGAGATAATACGGGACGTGTACTGACTTATGGATATGCTGCTCCTGCATATGCTTCCACTTATACAGTGGTTGCTGATGCGTACGAAACTACCGTTAAATTCGGAACACTTACTGGTGCTTTAACGCTTACAGCAACAATTACAAATTGTCATGCTACCGACAAGTTGAGCCTCATATTTGTGGCCGATGGGACTAACAGGGTTGTAACCTTTTCGACTGGCTTTGCTTCTGGCGGAAATATTACGGTAAACTCAGGAACAACAATGACGGTAAATTTTGTATTCAACGGCACTACCGGATGGGTACAACAAACAGCCAACGATCTTGTTACTGGTCTTGCTGGTGATGGTACGGTTGGCGCTCCTTCTATTGGATTTACTTCTGATACTGATAACGGTCTTTATAGAATCGGGGCTAATAATTACGGGGCCGCCGCCGCTGGTGCTAAAGTGCTTGACATAAGCGCAACTGGGCTAGGGGTTACCGGAAGACTTACAACAACAACCGGAACGGTAAGAAAAAATACATCGACAGCATTCACTGGAAACGCTACGGTAACAGCGGCGCAATTAAGCGGCGGGCTTTTGACTATTACTTCAGGCACAGACACCTTAACACTTCCAACAGCCACATTATTGGCTTCGGAATTGGGCGCTGCCGCTGGAACTATATTTGAATTTTCAGTACTAAATGTTGCATCGGGCGGCACTTGCCTTTTGGTGGTGGGTTCCGGTATAACTGCTGTATCAGCGATAACGGGCGGTACTGTTTTATCGCTTGCTAATAGCGCAACTCAGGGAGCGGCTACGTTCAGGATAACCTTTATAAGTACCACTGTAGCGACTATATCCCGAATTAATTAATGGAAGAGCTAAAGAAACATCTATTAAGTAAGCCATCTATCCAGGTAGTTTATTTTAATGAAAATATGCAATGGTTGTTCTATCCAAGGGCTTCATTTCCTACAGTAATGACCAGATCGGAAATTCTAGGAGAAGAAAAGCCGGAGGAAGAAAAGATCAAACCAGAAAAGAAAAATGGTAAAAAATAAAGAAGAGGCCATGGAACTTTGCCGGAAAAATGGGATCAGATTATCTGATCACAAAACGGTAATTGTTACAGCCGACAACTCTATTTATTTATCTGGGATTGATCCGGAAGACAAGTCTGAAAAATTCATTCTCAAAGGTGGTATTGATTTGATCGAAGATCCTAAAGAAGAAACTTCAGAAAAGAAAGAAGAAAAGAAAGTTAAAAAGTCTAAAGAAAACAATGGCACTTCCATCGATAACATTTAACATAGGAACATCCGGACTAGGGCAGCCGGCGGACGGGAACGACCACTTGAGCGGAATGCTTTTTTGTGGCTCAACCCTTCCGTCGGGCTTTTCGAGTTCCGATAGAATAAAGAAAGTTCAGTCCTTGCAGGATGCTATTGACCTGGGGATAGATAACGACTATTCAGATGCTACAGCAGCTTCCGGGGGTGGATTTACTGTTACTGCCATAGGTGCAGACGGTAATACAATAACCGTGAAAGTGGCCGAAGTTTACGAAACTGTAACCCTGGGAACTTATACGAAAGTATCAGGCGATACTACGGTTACTTTGGTGGCTGCAGGTATTGTTTCAGCGATCAACGCAGGAACAACAGACCATGGTTATTCAGCGGCTAACACAGCGGGAGCAATTACAATTACTGCACCTAAAAGAATAGGTAAGTATCTTAACAGTTCCGGTGTAACTACCGTGATTGTTGGAACTATCACCGTCGGAACAGCTACAAACTTCTCTGCAGGCGTAGGTTCTTTATTCTCCGTTTACTACTACCACGTATCAGAGTTCTTCCGGATGAATCCACAAGGCGTTCTTTGGATCGGAATTTATGCCTACGAATCAACATTTGCAGCTATAAAGACTATTCAGAATTACTCCGACGGGCAGATCAGACAAATGATGGTTTACCAGACTGGGACAGTTTTCGCCGGCGCACAGGTAACAGCCATTCAGGCCGTGTGCGATACGCTTTATTCAGAAGATCAACCGCTGGTAGTAATCTACAATCCGGATATTACTTCGTTTGCGACAGTCGCAGCCCTCAATATAAATCTCAATGCCCTGGATTCAGAAATGGTTTCAGTAAACATTGGAATGGACTTAACCGGTCAGGGAAATTTCAATTACCTGACAGTTGGAGGTTCAATTGGAAGCGGAGGAACAGAACTAGGGTGTCTTTCAAGGGCTAAAGTATCTGAGAATATCGCATGGACAGGACAGTTTAATATCGCTGCAGGTGACGAGTTTGACAAGGTTCAGTTTGCCAATGGGGTGGCTTATATCACAACTTCTACAGCGGCGCTTAACACGCTTAACACCTACAAATACAACTTTGTAAAGAAGTTCGGAGCGGATTACGCAGGGTCTTATTTTAATCTTGACCTGACTTCTACGGCCTCAACCTCTGACTTTGCAAGAATCCGGAATAACAGGACAATGCAGAAAGCAACAAGGCAACTAAGGGCCGCAATGCTTCCATACCTGAATTCTCCTATTGAGATTAACGAGGATGGCACTTTAACCCAGGACGTAATTCAGCAATTTAAAGCCGTTTGCGAACGTGCTTTAGATCAGATGAGGTCAGCAGGTGAGATTTCACAAAGACAAATACTTATTGACCCGGCACAGGATATTTTATCAACTAACACTTTAACGATTACCGTTAAAATTATCCCTGTCGGATCGGCAGAAACCATTTCAGTAAACATAGGATTTACAACAGCATTCTAATATGGCACTACCATTTATAAACGGAGTTCAATACAATTGGGGGCAGATAGCTATTCGTGCGCTCGGCAATGTTTTTATTGGTGTTGAAAGCATCAAATATGAAGACAAGCAAGAGGTAATGAATAACTACGGGGCCGGAAATTATGCCATAGGCCAAGCCCTGGGAAAGATTGAGCCAACGTGTTCAATTAAACTGTACCAGGAAGAATTGGAGGCACTGCAATCAGCAGCCCCAGGCAGGAGGCTACAAGCAATCCCAAACTTTGACATTACGGTAACATTTATTCCGGAGCCAGGGCAAGCTTTAGTGACCCATACGATCAGGAATTGCAGGTTTATGAACAATTCAAGGGATATGAGCGCCGGGGATACGAAGGTAAGTTCAGAAATAAATATTCTTCCATCGCATATAGACTGGTAATATGACAGATTTAGACGATAAAGCAAAAGCTCTTGGAGCGGTTCATAAGCTAGTGGTTGAGGACAACGGCACAGAGGTGATAGGTTATCTTAAAAAGATGGATCGGGTTACATACTCGGCTATTATCAGACTACTTCAGGATGATGCATTGAAGGCAAACGAAACCCTATTAAGAACCTGCTTGATTAAAGAAGTAAGCGATATGAGGATAGTGGAAGATGATGATATTTTCTATTCCGTCATTCCGCAACTGGCAAATATCATTCAAAAAAAAAGGAGCACGTTGACAGTCTTGTAACCCAGGCAACCGAAGCAATTAAAGAGGACGGACTGAAGCAGACAGATGCTTTTCTCCGTCTTTTTTTTAGGGTAGAACCTGATGAATTGAGTGATGAAAAATATTCTGAATTGACCGCTCAAATGTGGTTTGCATTACAGGCCAGCGGGCAAGTTGAGAAAAAAGACGGGCAGTACAGATTTGTAAGATAATGGCAGAAAGAACAGTCTATATTATTGATATTGGCGGCAATGCCTCTCAGAAAATGAAGGGGCTGCAAACTGAAGCCAAGAAAACCGATGGGGTTTTTGCCGGAATTGGCAATACGCTAGGGGTGCTTGGCGCAGGTGTTGGCATTGGGGCTATTGTCGGGCTTACAAAAGGCATATATGACTTAACCGCCGGAGCAGAGCAAACAAGGATTCAGTTTGAAGTAATGCTGGGGTCTATTGATAAGGCCGATTCTTTAATTAAAGACATTCGCCAGTTCGCCGCCGCAACTCCTTTCGAAACACAGGATCTTGAAAAGGCCGCAACTACCATGCTAGGATTTGGTATTGCTGCAGAAGATATAATGCCAAACATTAAAATGCTTGGAGATGTGGCCGGGGGCAATGCCGATAAATTTGATAGAATAGTTTATGCGTTCTCCCAGGTGTCAGCCACAGGTCGGTTAATGGGGCAAGATCTTTTACAGTTAATTAATGCAGGGTTTAACCCTCTTCAAACAATCTCACAAAAGACCGGAATTTCCATCGGCCAGCTTAAAAAGCAAATGGAGGACGGGTTAATAAGTTCTCAAATGGTTGCTGAAGCTTTCAAGATCGAAACCACTGAAGGGGGCCGGTTCTTTGGAATGATGGAAAAGCAAAGCCAAACCCTTTCAGGAAAGATGGGAACCTTGCTTGATAATGTTAAAATGCTAGGACTTGGAATAGGCCAGGATTTGGCCGGAGGACTGCATACATTTATTGATGCTGGATTAAAAACCCTTGATGTAATATCAAATACGGCATGGAGTGATTTCGGAAATATTATATGGGAATTAAGTGGCGGCATAAGGATAGGTGTTGAGTCGCTGAACACACTCGGTCAAGCTTTTGGATTTCTTGGCGAGTCAGGACTAAGTTTTCAGCACGTTCTTGATGGAATAACAGTAGGATTAAGAGTGTTAATGTTGCCTGTAAGGGTTGCGATTGACAGCTTATTACTATTAGTAGAAACGCTTAAAAGTATTGCTGTAGCTAAGTATAAGATTGAAACAGGGGACTTAGAGGGGGCAATGAATAGCTTCGGGGGCGTTGGAGAAAAGGCAAAAAAAATAAAAGAAGATTTTACCGGGATATTTGATTTTGACGGCAGAAACTTTGGAGTTGGCAAACAAAAAGGGCTAATGTCCGGCATTGCAAACGCTCTTAAGCCAGACGAAAAAACCACAACAAACCCCAATGCCTTTGATGCTTTGGGGGATGGAACCGTTACGAAAAAAGGTAAGACCAAAAGGCAAGGTGCGGGCGGAGTTACCCTGAACGAATCACGCAACGGAGCAACAAATATCAATTTCAACATCGACACTTTCCAGAAGAACATTTTTGAAAAGGGAGGCATGGGAGTAAACACCCAAGCTATTAAAGACTTCCTGGATCAGATGGCACAGGGGCTTGTTACGGTTTTAAATGACAGTCAAATAGCGGCAAGGCAATAATGGAAAAGAAATTCAACATACTAGGAGCAGAACAGTTGCCGAGCAGAAAGCAGTTTACTTCCTCGCTTACTCCTAGCGTATTGCCGAAACCTACAGTTATAGTCGGCCAGGTAGCATTAAGGGCGCTACGTAAAAACTTCATCGTTACCGGGGAGGAAATAGAAGATCAAAGCATAGGCACTTCTAAAATCTTCAATCAACCTATTTACTCGGATATAACTTTTAACTCCAATTCATACACTGACCAGAACGGCCTCGATCAAACATTTGAAGAATTAAACATAGAGCTTGTTTTGCTTACGGTAATGAATACCAAGAACATTATCGAAACCACACTCCAGGGGAGAAACGGAACCGTTAAAGAATACATTTCAGATGGGGATTATCAGATTAAAATAGAAGGACGGATATACGGGGAAGGGATGAATAACTACCCGCAGGATGCAGTTCAGAAACTTCATAATATTTGTCTTGCGCCTCAGTCGATCAATGTTACCAGTTCGTTTTTGAAGATGTTCAACATTGAAGATATAGTCATTAAGTCTTACAATTTCGACCAGCAGGAGGGCATGAGAAATTGCCAGCCGTTTACGCTCAATTGCGTTTCCGACGTTCCGCTAATCCTTTTAAAAAATGCTTAGACTAACCAGTATAATTACGATAGGAGATTGGAGCTTTAACAACTGTGTGGAGGTGGAGATTCATTCAGGGTGGGAGGATATGACCGACAGATGTACGATTACGATTCCAAGAAAAGTAAAATGGATCGACAAAGATTTATCCACAGAAGGAAGACCGGCGCTTTCGGTAGGTGATGCAGTTAAAATTGACCTTGGGTATGATTTTAATTACTCAACCTATTTTCAAGGGTATGTTACCAGCATCGGAGCGAAAACACCGGTAACGATAGAATGTCAGGATGCTTTTTGGTTCTTAAAGCAGGCCAGCGGGTCTTTCTCAACTGCCACGGGCGGAACCCTGGAAGATGTTTTTGATAACATACAAAGAATTTATTTAGCCTCTTCGGTATACTCAAAATATAAGGCGGACATAACTTTTGTTCCCTTAAAAAATACTGTAATCGGAAAGGTAACGGCAAACAACGTAAGCATGGCCTTTGTGATTTCAAGCCTTAAAAAATCGGGCATAGTTTCATTCATGCGTGGCAATACCCTTTACAGTGGACTGGCATATTACGAGGATCAGAGAAATATTATTGACCGGCAATTTAATTACAACATTACAGATGATTCCCTGCAGCAGAGAAATGCAGATGACACTAAAATAAAAATAGTTGTTAAATCCTTAGATAAGGCAAAAACTCTGGCAGCGGTGGAGGTGGGTGATGCCGAAGGCGACACGATTACTTACCTAGTGTCCGGAGTAACCACCCAGGCTCAAATGAGGGAGAGGGGAGAGGCTGAACTCCCAAAATATAAGTACAACGGGTGGGAGGGTTCTTTTACAACCTTCGGGGATGTATTCATAAAACATGGAGATGTAATCGCTTTAACTGATCCGGTCATTAAAGACAGAAACGGTAGTTTTTATGCAAAGAAGGTTACGACAAATTTCGGTGTGAGCGGATTTAGAAACACGGTTGAACTTCATAAGAAATTATGAGCGCAGAAAAGAAGATAAGGGACAGCTTAAGGGCTATTGTTGGGGTTGACGATATGCCAAAATCGGTATTGGGAACGGTTGTTTCCGTTGACGAGGATGAAATGACTTGCGTAGTTACCCCTTTTGATTCTGAGGCCAGCTTTACAGATGTAAGACTAATGGCAGATCCGGCGGAGTCCGGATTCTATTTAAAGCCAGCCATTGATTCTACGGTGATGATCAGCCCCCAGGATGATGTAACATACTTTGTTTCCATGTACTCAGAAATAGATGAGGTTTGGATCAGAGGAACAGCAAACGGAGGTATAGTAAAAGTGTCTGACCTGGTTGCCAAATTGAACACCATTGAAAACGACCTGAACAACCTAAAGACTATATTTTCTACTGCATGGGTAGTGGTTCCTTCAGATGGCGGGGCTGCATTAAAAGCAGCGGCGGCAACCTGGGCAGGGCAAACAATAACACCAACTATTGACGACGACATTCAATCAACCACTGTGAAACATGGCTAAAAGACAAGATTTAAGGCAAGACGACAACGGGGATATTTATATAAATACTTCCTCGGGTGATCTTTCTATAATTGAAAGCGACAATCAGCACGTTTCCGATATTCTGCAGGCGGTTTCCGGGGATTATAAAGAATTTCCATTGATCGGGGTCAACTTCTTTAGGTTCCAAAACTCGACTGGACAAAGACAAATTCTAGAGGGAATTATAAGAACACAGCTTGCGGCAGATGGGTACCGGGTTTTAAAGGTTGTAATTCCTGAATCAGTAAGCAGCTTGGAAGATATTGAAGTTTACGCCGATGGCCCTACTTTATAAAATACCGTCCTATCAATCTGTTTTCGATGCGCTCACAACTATTGAAGTGCCGCTGGATTCTATTGTCGGAATTTTAAAAACCTCAGACCTTGATTTTGATTCAGAACTTACAGGGGAGGAACTGAGCTACGAAGAAGTTCAGATTTCAAAACCCAAAGGCGGCCAGGTTGCCGCCTTTGCTGTTCCGGAAACTTCGACCTATATAACCAATTCAAGCCAGAATCTTTTTGATGTGTGCTTAATGACGATTACTGATTTAAACAAAATTGTCCTGCTGGTATCTCAGAATGAAATTTTCAATAACATAAACGACTATCCGGACGGGGTTAAAGAAGTAATTTACAGCAATTCAGATATTACCGATAGCGGGCTTAAGCTGGCCTTTAAAAAGTCGAAAATAAACATCACTACCGGGATAGTTGAAGAACCACCAACAAGCGGGGTTCTATTACAGGAAGATTACTTTGATGTTTTACAGGAAGATGGTTACCAAATTTTATTAAGCTAAGATGCCAGATTTACCAATAACCGGACTTACGACCTTATCTTCTGCTGGTGGAACAGACTTGCTACCAATTGTTGATCTAGCTACAGGAAGAACAAAAAAGATTACCAAAAACGCCCTTCTGGGGAATAACTTAGTTGCTTGGTCAGGACTTGCATTAGGCGACGTTGTTTCCGACACCGCCTACGATGCCACCTCCTGGAACGGAGTAACCACAATAGCCCCTTCAAAGAACGCTGTAAGAGATGAGTTTGAAAAGAAAGTAAACCTTCTTACCGGCGACATTCTATTTAACTTCAATTCATCCGATTCATTCGACATTACCAATGACGGAAACGGAGGGGATTACTCTAAAAACTTCCTTTATTTTTCCAGCGCAGAGATGAGCGTTGGATATAATGATAAATATTTATATGCCAATGCTAGTAATATAGGAATAAAAACAACTGCCGGGGGTAATTTACTATTTCCTAATTCAGTTAGCGGGACAATCGCTTTAACTTCGGATGTTTCATTAAAGGTTTCTAAGGCTGGCGATACCATGTCTGGCAACTTGTTGTTTTCCGGTGGTTCCGCAATTGATACCACAGCAACAGGAGGAACGGACACTTTAAATATAGGAACTGCCAATGCAGAAGTAATTAACATAGGTAGCGCAACAGCTACAGTAAATATTTTAGGGGCTGTAGTTAACGAATACGCAACCAACGCTTATGTAACCGACAAGTTAATTACCCTCAATAAAGACGGTGGTTCTTCAACGGGAATAGGAGTTGGATTTGAGGTAGAGGAAAACGCTGCTATAACAGGGTATTTTAAAACCAATGGCACAAGAACCGGGTTCTCTTTAAAATCTCCGGCCAATGCTGGTGTTCTTGATTTTATTACCATTGGAACCGATGTAGTTTTAACCGCTGGCAACACCGGGACAATTGCAACGTTAGCTGGATCTGAGGCATTCACAAATAAAACTTACAACGGGCTTACCCTTACATCAACAACGGGGACCTTAACAGTAACCAACGGCAAAACTTTATCAATTACAGACAATGCAACGCTTTCCGGGACAAATACCGGCGATCAGACGATTACTTTAACAGGAGATGTAACAGGAAGCGGAACAGGTTCTTTTGCTGCTACTCTTGCGAATACCGCCGTAACTCCCGGGTCTTATACAAGCGCAGATATAACAGTAGATTCCAAAGGAAGAATAACAGCAGCAGCCAATGGGAGCGGTGGGGCTTCTCAATGGACTACAACAGGATCGGATATTTATTACAATACCGGAAATGTGATGATCGGGGCAGCAGCGGCTCCCGGAGTAAAATTACATGTTGCGGAAACCGGAACAAGTTCATTCAGGGGTGGGGCGATAGATCAATATAGTGTAGGAACAAACGGGTCTAGGTTGTTTTTAAGAAAATCCAGAGGCTCTTATGCTTCCCCAAATACTACGATAGTTGTTGGTGATATATTAGGCTCTGTGGTGTTCTCGGGGAACGATGGGAGTAATTTCCTTGATATGGGAATGATAAGGGTAACATCTACCGGAACCGTAGCTAGCACAAGGATTCCAACTAAGATGGAATTTCTAACCGGAACCAATGTCACTCCAAGTGTTTTAACTGCTGTCTTGACATTAGACGAAAGCCAAAATGCAACTTTTGAAGGCAATATAGTATCTGCAGGGAATAATGTGTATAGCATCGGGGGGGCTACAAAAGCCTTTGCAAATATTTATGTAAATAATATTTTATGTGGCAATTCTAACAATTTAGTCCTTACAACAATTGGAAGTTCGTCATTTGTTTCTACAAATGTATCAACTTCGGGGGGCACATCAACAACGGGGTCGCTGGCCTTTACATCGGGTAATCAAACAGGATCAAATGGAACAAACGGCTCTGGTAATATTCCATTAACAACCGGAAATGTTACCGGAACCGGAACAGGAGTCAAGACTTCGGGGTCAATAAATTTAGTAACTGGAAACGTATCGTCTTCTGTTAGCGGATCGGCATCAGGTAGCATTAATTTGACTTGCGGAACATCGGGAGATGTAAGGGGTTCAATTAATATCGGCAATAATGCCACTTCATTAATTGGTCATTATGGGGCTACTGCAATTGTCCAGCCAACGACAGCATTTGCAGCCGGTACATTAGTGTCAAATGGAGGCACTACATTAACAAGCACCGATACAATCGATGGATATACGTTGCTGCAAATAGTGAAGATCATTAGAAGCCTGGGGTTTGCTGCATAATGAAAATTCTAATCTTCATACTGCTCCCATTAATTTCTTATTCTCAGGATAAGTGGATAGAATATGACAGCCTACCAAAGCCGATAAAACTAAAAACCGATCCTTTAAAGTTTAAGAACGCCTTGCAGATTCAAGATACTTTATATTTAGTACAATCCAGAGCTAAAAATGATACGACCTATAAAAAGAATGGAGATATAAGAAAGATCAAAACCAATGATAGAATAAGCATAGATATAACATTTAAGAGAAGCGGAGAGGTTCTGGAAGTGTCTAAGCCGTACAAAACAGGGCTTTCAGAAATTGGGTTATCGTGCGGTATCGGGATGGTTACATTCTTTGCTTTAATGCTTTCGGGACAATTAAAATAAACATATAATGAGCTTAAAAAACAAAAATTCAAAACCAGCAAATCAGATTAAAGAAGAAAAGAAGGCTTCTATTGAATTCTCAGAACAAGAGGCTACGGCTTTACTTCAGATCATTAATCAGGCGGTAAAAGTAACCGGCTTAGAAGATGGTGGTAATATGGCAAGTAACGGGATATTCTTTGTTAAAAAGATTCAGCAGGCTTTCAAATGATCTGGATTAAACACCATCTCGGAGGCATAATATTATGGTTCGGAGGCTTTAGTTGGACTATTGCAATAGACTGGAATCACCTTGCAGCCAGAGCAATTGAAACTATTATACTTGCTGCTATCAATGGAACAGTAGTAGCTATATGTGGATTTGCTGGGGTATTCTTTTTAAAGAAGATCCTTAAAAAATTAGGAATAAAAATCGAAAGTAAATGACACCTGAAGTATTCGTAAAAACATTTAAAGCAGACGCAGAGAAGCATGCTGATAAATTAAGCCCTGTTTGCACTCTTGCTCAAGCGGCCTGGGAATCTGGATGGGCTAATTCTTGTCCTGGCAATATGTTTTTTGGTGTTAAAGATACCGATGGGATAAACGGCAATGAGCAGTTAATTACTACGGTTGAATATTCCAGAAGGGCAGACCTTAAATTCCCAGTAATATTAAAAGTGGAACCAACGGTAATTAATGGAGTAAAGCTTTTCAAATATACGATTAAAGATTATTTCAGAAGATATAACACTCCTGCCGATTGCTTTAGTGACCATATAGATTTCTTCTATAAAAACTCAAGATACTCGGAGGCTCTTTTGCACCGTAATGATCCTGACAGGTTCTTTGATGAAATAGCCAAGGCAGAGTATGCGACAGATCCCAATTATGCTAAGAATTTAAAATCAATTTGTAAGACTATCAAAAAATATATATGAAAAAAATATTAACAATCAGAACCGTTGCTATTGCAATTAAGGTTCTTGGCTTATTGTCAATGATCTTAATAGGAGGGGAGTTCTTGGGCTTCATAGCACCACTTCCTAAAGCCGCCTTTATTCCTTCGCCTACACAGTTAGGAATTGCTTTTCTTATAAGTGCCATACTCACAATTATGCCTATGGCAAAGCTTCAGGGATGGCTCGGGGCTGTTGTTGAAAAGAAGATAAAAGAATGAATCTATCCAGGCGTAAATGGGTCGCTATTTTGTTTTTCCTATTAGCATTCCTTATGCTCATGGGGGTGATTTCCTGTACACCGCAAAAAAGACTTTCACGGCTTATTGAAAGGCATCCAGAACTTATAAAGCATGACACGACCTGGATCAAGGACACTATAATTACAAATCACTACCATAAAGATACCGTTCTGTCAATCCATCATCATTACGGAGATACGGTTACAATCAGAGATCATAAATTAACTACTAAGATAATTTACCTGCCCGGAGATTCAATTAAAGTAGAAGGTGATTGCGCTTCAGATACAATCTATAAAGAAAGACCAGTATATATCAATTCAGTTAATCCGATAACCGAAACTGGTAATGAATGGAAATGGTATTTCTGGATATTGGTTGGGGTGGTCGGGCTATTTGCGTTTTGGAAGATTTTTAAATAGTGGCTTACAAGCTCTAAGGCAAACGATACCTTAAGGAATATAATTGATAAGAAATAATTACTTGATCGTTATTGGCCCCTGTATACTAAATAACGGCACGGGTAATAAGGCAGATTGTATATACGATTAACCAGACCACTAGGTATGCATAAACAATCTCACGACGAGTTGGTATGCGTTCATCATCATCATCATCATGGCTATCGTTATCTATAAGTATTGTTGTTATGATTTCAATATCAAGGAGATAATGAATTATTACAAACAGTATTAGAGTAATTACAAGGCTAGTTAATATCAGTATCACACGGCAAAAATATCCTATTTAAATAAAAAATCCATCGAAAGCATATTGTTTCTTGTCGAATTTACAAAAACAACATCGCATTAATGCAGTTATTTGTGTTAAATGAGAAAGAAACCACGCCAAATCGTACTAAAAGAAAGACTTTTAACCAGCCTTGTTAAAAAGGAGGGCATGGCAAAAAGAGGAACACGGGAACCGCTATCTGAATCAGAAAAAAAGCTAATGGATGAATACAAGCTAGAAATCGGCAGGTATGCGATAGATAAATTCCATCCAAGGAGCAAAAAACGATAGATTATCCCTCTCATTATATATACAATAAAGTACATAATTAATTCCTCTTTATTTTTTCGAAAGCTGAATTGTCAAAGAGGGCTATATAACAGTCAAGATAATAGGCCATTGTAAGTAAATTATCAAAAGATATATTGATTTTCCCGCATTCTACACGGCTGATATAGTTTTGATTCACACCCATATCAAAGGCTAGATCCGATTGACTGATTCCTTTTTTTATCCGGGCCTGCCGCAGGTGCTTGCAGAATAACGAACGCTTGCCTCTAATAATTAATCTCAATTGCGAACTATCCCAATCTCTTTTATCAGGTGATTTGAAATGCGGAAGCAATCTTTTCGGATTTATTTTATTCTGCTCAATGTAATATTTAGACTGATCTTGTCGCATTTTGGTATAGTTTAAGCATCAATTTTAATGACTAGTGCAATTTATAACTATATCTTTTATAAGCAAGTAAATGTAATTATTCCGTTATATAATTTATAATAAGTGTATGTATATTATTGTATATCAATAATATATAGAAATCCTGCATATTAAAAATCCTATTTTAAAACTCAATACGCCCTCCTCTTGATTTCTTAATTAAGTCCTAAAATAAAATATCTAATCGTCTGTAATTAAAGTCGATATATAGGTTTTTTTCTTTACATAATCCAATCAATATTTGTATCACCAATCGGCAAAGAAAGAAGAAAAGTGATAAAGAGAAAAAATCTAATGAAGATTTCGCCTATGGAAGTTACGATGAAGAAAATTTTACCTGATACTGAATTTGAATACTACTATTCCAAAAAAGCCGACCAAGAAAAAGGTCATAGTACGGTTGACGGAATAAAATATTGCGAACGGATCATGAAGGGCAAAAAACCCCATTTATCAAAATACGAGGATTTAAAATTAGTGCATACAGCTAAACCATTTCAGGCATGAAAACACATTTAGAAAAATTATTAGTCAATGGGCTTGAATACGAAATAGCCTTCACTTTTAACCATATATCTGAGCCAGTAGATATTGACATGGTGAATAACATTTCAACGGATTTTCTTACTCAGGCATTTATTAACGATTGCGAAGAGGCTTGTATTAAATTTTTAAAGGATGAAAGCATTTCAAGAAAAGAAGCGATTGGCGAGGCTTATTCAGACGAAACCAGGGGGAACTAAATATGAATTGGACATTAATATTATCGCTCATTGGATTTATTGTAGGTATGCCGTACCTGCTTCACTTAATAACCAAAAGATTTTAACATGAACAAAGCAGCAGCCATATCTGAGCTTAACGGCAGGATTGCAAAAATAGAAAGAGTGATTGAGCAAATCGAAAACGATTATATCCCGGACTTTTTATCAAATCCTTTCAACGCAAAATATCCTGAAAATTCTATTGAAGTTTTTGAGGCTATGATCGAATCAAGGAAAAGAAGGATTGCTGAAATAGAAATGCAGTTAACAACCGTAATCAATTAAACTATAAATATGTCAAATCAATTAACCGTTAAAACCCTTTTCTCGCAGGATAATGTGAGAAAGAAGTTTGAAGAAATGATGGGAAAGAAAGCCCAGGGCTTTATAACCTCCGTCCTTCAAATCGTGGCCTCTAATAATTTACTGGCTAACGCTGATCCAATGAGCGTATATAATTCGGCGGCTGTTGCGGCAACTTTAGATCTGCCATTAAACAACAATCTCGGGTTCGCTTACATAATTCCGTTCAACCAGAAGCAGCCGGACGGACAATATAAGCAGGTAGCGCAATTTCAATTAGGCTACAAAGGATTTATTCAGCTTGCCCAAAGATCAGGACAGTTTAAGACAATTTCTGCCACGCCAATTTATGAAGGCCAGCTTATAGAGCAGAACCCTTTAACTGGATTTGTCTTTGACTTCACAAAGAAGAAATCTGAAATCATAGTAGGGTATGCAGCTTACTTCCAGCTCTTGAATGGATTTGAAAAGACCCTTTATATGAGTTCCGAACAACTCAAATCCCACGGCTCAAAATACTCTCAGACATTTAAGAAAGGCTTCGGGTTGTGGAAAGATGATTTTGATGCAATGGCAATTAAGACTGTTTTAAAACTTCTGCTGGCAAAATTCGCACCCCTGTCTATCGAAATGCAAAGAGCCGTTATCTCGGATCAGGCGGTAATTAACAATGCAGAAACCGAAGATGTAACCTATGTAGATAACGAAGTGGTCGAGGTTGACAAAGAGGCCGAAAGGATTCAGCTAATGATCTCTGACTGTCTTACAATGGAGGATTTAAAAGCCCTTCAAAAAGCAAATCCAACAATGGATGAGGAATTAATCAAGGCGCAGGAATTTATCATTAAGGCTAAAGAGAAGAAAAAATGACAGCCGATAATATTTTATTCCGGTGTTCTTCCCTCGGTCATTTAATGACTGAGCCTAGAGCAAAATCAGAAACGCTTTCCGAATCCTGCAAAACTCATTTAGTCGATGTGTTTGTAAGTAATAAGTACGGCAGAAATACAGACATAGTAAATAAGTACACCACAAAAGGGATGCTTGTTGAGGAAGATTCGCTTACCCTTTATTCCAGGTATAAAAAAGAATTTTACCTGAAAAATGAAACTCATTTTAATAATGAGTTCATCAAAGGAACTCCCGACATAATCACTAAGCACGGGATGATTATAGATGTTAAAAGCTCATGGGATATTTACACCTTTTTTAGAAACAACGCCAAATCCCTCAATAAAAATTACTACTGGCAACTACAGGGGTATATGGCTCTTACTGGTTGTAAAATATCAATGCTTGCTTACTGCCTTGTGAACACTCCTGACATGTTAATTCAAGATGAAAAAAGAAGGCTTCAATACAAGATGGGAGTAATTGACGATTCCAATAAAACCTTTGAAGAGGCTTGCGCTGAGATAGAGAAACTTTCAATCTATGATGATATTCCTTTAAGCGAAAAAGTAATCGAGATCGAAATAAAAAGGGATGATTCAGACATTGAAAGACTGTATCAAAAAATCAAGGATTGCAGGGAGTACATGAACAAAAATTTATTCAAAAAGGAATTAATCACCGCTTAAATGTTACTCCACTTTATAAACTCAGAAGAATAAGCAAATCAATTTTTAAAAGAACATAACATGACTAAGGAAGCATTTTTAAAAAAGTACAATATATCAGAGGATCAATTTTCTGGTAAAGAAAAAATTAGCGGTGACCTGGATCTGAGATCGCTGACCAGCATCCCCGAGGGCTTCAACCCGACGGTGGGCGGTGACCTGGATCTGAGATCGCTGACCAGCATCCCCGAGGGCTTCAACCCGACGGTGGGCGGTGACCTGTATCTGAGTTCGCTGACCAGCATCC